CTGCACCGTTTCGGCGGCCAGGTCCTGGACCAGCGGGGCAAGCTTTTCCGCCGCCAGGTCGTAGACGAGCTGCGCCTGCGCCTGGGTGAACCCGGCCTCCATCAGCCGCGCGTTGACTTCCGGGTCGGGCGTCAGGCCCTCCATCGCGGGCGCGATCCGGTAGCCGGCGGGATCGTCGGGCACGGTGTCGCCGCCGGCGGCCCCCAGGCGGCGTTCGAGCGCCGCGTAGGAGCGGGCCAAATCCTCGACCCGCGCCTGGCCGGCCTCGGCGTCCCAGAACTTGGCCGGCAGGTAGTCGGGCGCCGCGCCGCCGCCGGAGGGGTCGGGCGCGGGTTCCGGGGCGGCCAGCGTTTCCGGCGGTTGCGGTGCGTCCAGCAGGGACTGGGGGTCGGTCATGCGTCGTCTCCTTTCGCCGTGGGGGAATGTCCGGGCCGTCGCGGCCCAGGTCGATGAGGTGGCAGAGATGGCGGACCAGGTGGCGCTGGCCTTCCAGATGCCGAAGCGCCGCGTCGCCCGCGTCGGGGCCGAGGGCGCGGTCCAGGGTCAGTGCCTTCAGATAGGCGAGCAGGCGGTCGCCGTCGGGGCCGCGGAAGCAGCGGGCGGCCAGGCGGGCGACCCGGTCCGCGTCCGTCATGTGCGTGCGGGCGGCCGCCGTGCCGGCGAAGTCCTCGGCCCGCCAGGGCCAATCGGGATCGTGGCCGCGCATCAGGCGGCTCCCGCCGGCGGGGCGGGCGGGGCGCCCGCGCCGAGCAGCGACGCCAGCGCCGCGAGTCCGCCACCCGCCGCGCCCTCGCCGCCGTCCGGAAGGGGCGGCGCGGCGGGCCCCGTGTCCGCCGGTTTCAGGATCCTGGGCGGCACGCCGAAGGCGGCGGCGAGCGCCTGCGCCGCCTGCGGCACGTCGACGATGGCGAGCGCCTGCGGGCCCAGGCGCGCCAGCCCGTCGAGGAACGCGAGGGTCGCCTGCACGTCCTGCTGCGCCTGGTGGCGGGCGAGCGGCGACTTGTATTCCAGGTCGATGACCTGGCCGTCGATGCGCAGCGCCGGGACCTCGCCGCGGCGGATCAGGATCGACAGCCCCCGCGTGACGAGCGGCGTCAGCAACTCCGACTGCAGGCGGCCGAAGGTGGCGCCCAGCAGGCGCGAGATTTCGGCGACCCGTTCCAGCACCTCCGTCGCCGTCATGCGCGGCCCCTCGACCTGGCCCAGGCGGTCGGCCAGGAGCGCGCGGCGGATGGCGGTCCGCAGGTCCTGGAGCACGACCTGCGACAGGTCGAAGCGGCCCGGCGCCTCCAGCGGCCGGAGGCCCGCCGAGCCCACGGCCTTGGGGATGATGGTGCCCGGCGTCAGGCGGATGTTGGACGGGTTCAGCACCCCGTCGTCGTCCGCCTGCCAGATGCCGGTGACGGCGATCGACGCGTTCTTGAGGACCAGCTCGACGACCTTGTTGGCGGTCTTGATGTCGGGCAGGGTCTTCATCACCGGCGAGCGGCCGTAGATCTCGCCGGGTGCCTTGAGCCAGCGGAAATTGATGAACGGCGAACGTTCGAACCGCCCGGTCTTCAGCACGGTGGCTTCCCGGTCCGCCGCCGCGCCCGCCCCGGGATCGATCAGCGCCATGTAGTCGAATCCGCCCTTGGCGGGGATCAGGGCTTCCAGCACGTCGGCCGACGGCTCCTCCCCGTCGTCGGGCTTGCGGGGCTTCAGGGCGTCGGGCAGGCGCGCCTTGGGAAAGCGCTCGACGATCTGCGCCCGGGTCAGGCGGCTGGTGCGGAAGGTGGTGTCCAGGCGGCCGGACGAGTCCTCCTCGAAGGCGACCTGGCAGAGCGGCACGGCCGTGAAGCGAAAGGCCGACGGCTCGCCCGGCGGGGCGGCCTCGAACATCAGGCTCGCGGTGCCCGCCGTGACCAGGTCCAGGTAGCACTGATGCATTTCGACCGCGAAGTTGGAACGGTCGAAGTGGGACTGCAGGACCGTCGCCGCCGTCTCCAGCTTGTGGGACAGGTCCGGGCGGCGGGCCTCGTCCACCTGGGTCCCCGGCATCAGGCCGAACCAGCGGGCCCAGGGCGGCGTCAACTGCGCCAGCAGGCTGGCGGCAAGCTGTTCAACGGCGTCGGGCGCCGTGCCGTCGAACAGGCGATCGGTCTTGCGGCTGGCGCCCGTGGTGCGGCCGAGCGCGGTTTCGCGCTGCGGCAGGGCGAAGTCGAAGCATTCCTGCCACAGGGGCTCCCAGGCGGCGCGCCTGTCGCGGGCCCGGCGGTAACGCCGCATCACGGCGTCCGGGGTCATCTCGGTCATGATCGTCATTCTCCCAATTTTGTCTTGGCGCCGGCCCGGCCCGTGCCGTCGCCGTCCGTCCGTTGGTCCAGCAGGCCGCGGCGCGAGGTGGCGATCAGGCCGGCGCGGCCGCGGCGCTGGCGGTCCAGGCGTTCCAGGCGGCGTTGGCGCTCCTCGTCCTCGGGTTCGGGCGGCGGCGGGGGCGGCGGCGGGGCGGGCGGCAGTTTGGGCGCGCTGAAGATTCCACCCATGGGGAGGCTCCTTTCCTGTCGGTCGATGAAGGGGGGTCGGGCGGGCGCGGGCGGTCAGAATTCGTCCGCGTCCAGGTCCGCGTCGGCGGTGGCGATGGCCTCCTCGGCGCGGCGGATCAGGCGTGCGATGCCGCCGTCGTCGTCGGCGCCGTCGGTCTTTTCCGCCCAGGCCAAAAGCCTGGTGCCCGTGTCGAGATGCGCCAGCGCCGCCTTGCAGGCGGCCTGGTGCCCGGCGAAGGCCTTCGCGTCGTCGGGCGCGGGCTGGGCGGCGAACCCGCCGTAGTCGGCGATCGCCTTGCGCAGCAGTTTCGGCAGGTGGCGCCGGATCGACGCGCGCAGTCCGGAGGTAACGGGCAGGGATTTCATATTGTCGCTGTCGGTATGTTGCGCAGCAGATCAGCCGGGGATGGTTCGTCAAATAGGCTTGGCGTCCGTCGTATGCCGGACGTGAGGATGTTGCTGAACCCGCTCAGCAGCGTGTTGCGCGGCGTGCTGAGCAGGCTCGAACGCTGCGCCGCGGCGGCGGAATTGATGCCGTCGATGCGAAGCCTGTTCAGGCTGTCGCCGTCGGCGATTGCCTGGTCGACCTGGCGGGCGAGGCCCGTGAGCAGGCTCGCGGCCGAACCGCCGGCGGCGCTGATGCCGCTGCCGGCGAAGCGCGCGCGCTGCGCCGCCTGGGCCTGGCGAAGCTGCTCGCGCTTGCGGCGGGTTTCGATCTCCTGCTGCTGCTGGATCTGCGCCACCTGCTGGCGGCGCTGGGCCTCGACCTGGGCGGCCTGTTGTTTCGCGGCGGCTTGCTGCTGGATGGCCGACAGCCCGGAACTGACGGCGGTCGACAAGGCAACGGCGGCGAATTCTGCCATGGAAGGTCTCCTTCGGTATCGGTGTTGACGGACGGCGCGGGTCAGCCGTTGACGTTCACTTCCTCGGTCACGGACAGCAGGGTGAAGGGCAGGGGCGTGTCCTGTTCGATGCGCCACAGCGGTTGCGTGCCGTCGCGCCGCCAGCCGAACGCGCGCACCGTGCGGTCGCCGGAAAAGGCGACGGGCGGCGCGTCCAGCAGGTCATCGCCGAACTCCCGGAAGGGCACGTCGACGAACCCCCGGCCCGTGTCCAGGCGCAGCGCCGACGCGTCCTTCAGGCGGTAGGTCGCGGCGACCAGGCGCAGGCGCCCGCCCTGGTTGGACCCCTGCAGCCCGTTGACCACCGGCGGCAGGGGCTCGATGGCGTGGACGTAGGCGAGCCCCACCTTGACCTCCGAGGCCGCGACGTTCAGGGCGATGCGGCCGTTCGCGACCACCGTGTCGCCCTGGACGGAGCCGTCGGCGACCACCTTGACCGTGCGGCTCTCGAGGTGGTCCAGGCCCGTCCATTCGGTCTTGGCGGCGGTGTCCGTCAGGTGCAGGCCGCAGTCCACCTGCAGGCCGTCGTCGAATACCTCGATGACGTGCGCGGCCCCGCGCTCCGCCAGAAGGTAGATCGAGTCGCCGACCGCGCACACGGAGCGGAACGCCCCCTGGGTGTCGCACAGCGTCCAGCCGGTGATCTCTTCAGCCCGGTAGAGGGTCAGGGTGCCGAGCGTGCCGTCGGCCATGACCAGATGCAGGTTGCGGCGGCGGGCATCGAAGTCCTGATCCACGGGATCGCGGATCAGGTGCTCCGCCACGGTGGCCAGATCGCGCGACTGGTACGCCTGCTCCACGTCGGTGAACAGGAACTCGCGCAGTTCGCGCCCCGTGCGCGGCACGAACAGGGTCGCGCCGTCGACGTTGCGCGGCGGCACGAAGCGTGTGGCGGGGGAGCCGACGCGAGTCTGGCGGCGGATCTGCACGGACGCGGGCGTCAGCGGATCGCCGGTCACCATCCACTCCGCGCCCGAGGTGAAGACCTGCAGGTGGCGGCCCGAGAACACGGCGGAACACGCGTTGACCTGGTCGGACAGAAGGGCGAACTCGATGGCCTCGTCGTCCAGGCCGTCGCCCAGGTTGAAATTGAACAGGTCCGCCGACTTGGACATCCATATCTGATTCGGCAGGTCGCGCGAGCCGCCGATAACCGTACGGTCCTGATGGAAGGTCACGGTCGTCGGATAGCCGCGCACGGGCGAGAACGACTGCTCCTCCCAGTCCTTGGTGGCGGCGGTGCTGCCGAGCGTTTCCTTCACCGTCGCGGCGGCCGAGGTCGGCGTGGCGACGGCGGTGATCTCGATCTCCTTGCCGGCGATGCGGAACCGCGCGCCGACATGGCCCGCATCGAACACGTCGGCCGACGCGGTCACGGTGATCGCGCCCGTGGTCGCGTTGGTGGACAGCGTCACGTCCGCCGCCGCGAACTTGTGATGCGGCTGATGGATGCGGCCGTTTGTTTCCTCGAAGGACCAATCGGCGATCTGCCAGTCCGCGTGCGAGGTGCGGGTGATCTTTCGGGGTGCGACGTCGGGATGGACGACCAGAAGGGTATCGGCGCTCTGCACCCATGCCAGCCTGGCCAATTGCGCTTCTGTCCACGGCGCGGCGACGGTCGCCGTCCTGACGCCGTCGGTGTAGACGTCGATCCGCTGATGGGAAAAGCAGAGAAGGTAGGTCTGTTCCGTATTGAACTCGAACGCCACCAGGCGTCCCGGTCCCGGCGCGGCGCCGACGAACCGGGTGCCCGCGCGCCGGGCGACGCCGCCCGTCGGCTGGATCACCACGTTGCGGAGCTGCGATGCCCCGTTGGCGTAGGACCGCAGGTCGCTGCGCCCCAGCAGGCGGGCCGATACCTCGCCCGCGGTGAAGTTGGATTTGAGTGTCGTCAAGCGGGGCATCAGGCGCGCACCTCCACCAGGGTGAAGTCGTCGATGCGCCCCGGCGTTTCCTGTTGGGCGTCGATCGTCTTGGCGCGCTGGAACTCCTGATCGGCCAGGCGGAACAGGGCCTCCGCCCGCGACGTGCTTTCCGTCAGCGGGATGCAGAACTCGGCGGCCAGGCGCGCGATCAGCGCCTGGTCGAAGAACGGGGGAAAGTCGATCTCGGCCGGGCGGAAGATGAACGTGATGACCACGTCGTCCGTGTCGGCGTGCAGCCGCCGTTCGGCGATGCGGTATTCCAGGCCGCGGCCGCGGGCGTTGCCGCCGGCGGAAAGGGCGCGCAGGAAGTTGGCCGGAAGCTGAAACGCCTTGGCGAAATCGGCGACCGGTTCCGCTGCCAGGACCGGCAGGCGCTGCTGCGCCGTGGCGAAGCTCCAGGGGTGGGCCGACAGAAGGGCGTCGCGCACCGAGGGATACAGGTTGGCGGCGATCTCGGCTTCGGCGGTGCCCTCGTCGAACGAGGTGATGGTGGTGCCGCCCAGCTTCAGAAGGGCGCGGGAACACAGGGCGATCTGACTTAACGCCATGGCGGGACTCCGGGTGTGTGGGGTGATCGGGGATGCGCAAGAGGGGCGTCCCGGCGAAACGCCGGAACGCCCCCGCCGCGCCGTGTCGGCAGGCGGCCGGATGCGAGTTAGTCGATGTCCGTGCCGCCGACCGCGGTCAGGTCGCTGACGTCGACGGTCCCGCCCGTATTGGCGCTGACCAGGAAGATGCCGGCGGCGGGAACGCCGTCGGTGTCGACGTTGGCCATCACCATGTCGCCGGTCCGCAGCATGTGGGCCGCCTCGTTGAAGTATCCGGTGGTATCCACGTCGGCGGCCGGGTCCGTCGTGGCGTAATGCCACAGGGTGAAGCCGTTGGCGTAGCTGAGCACGCTCAGGTCCTTGGATTTGAATGCCATGGTCGCCTCCTAGCTTTCCAGGCAGCGCAGGGACACCACGCCCGACGGGTCGATCAGGCAGGCGCCCTGGCTCATCATGTTGTTGACGAAGTTGGACGCGCGGTCTCCGTGCCAGGTGATGTCGGTCTTCACGTCCTTGCCCACGGCATGGCCGACGGCGCTCTTGTGGTACCAGTAGCAGAACCGCACGCCGGCGTTCTTGGTCAGGCCCGAATGGGGAATCCACAGGGTGCCCAGCCAGCGCTTGGCCTGGATACCGCGCCACGGCAGGTCCTCGGAGCCGACGAAGTCCATGTCCGAGAACTCGGGGATCTTCAGAAGGTCGGTCCACTGTTTCCAGCCGATGACGGCGAATCGGTCGCCGTCGTCGGGCACGTCGGCGTCGCCGAGCATCTCGAAGGCCGTCAGCACCTTGGTCTTGGTCAGCCCGTCGAGCCCGTCGCCGGCGTAGTTGATGCTGGTGTCCAGCTGCGCGACGATCAGTTCGTCCGTCTTGCGGCCGAGCGCGTTGGCGCCGGCCCGGGCGATGATCTGGCGTTCGTTGATGTTGGTCTTGATCTCGTCCAGCTCGTCCACCCAGTCGCCGGCGTAGTAGTCCTGCAACTGGCATTCGACGGGCGTGTGGTCCAGGTTCATGACCGGGACCATGCCGTGGCGGGCCTTGGTCGAGGCCGTGCCCTTGCCGACCTTCTGGAAGGTGGTGGACGACCCCTGGATGTCGTTCTTCGAGCGCACCGTGTTGCGCAGCTTGGAGCCGACGCGCTGGTACTCCAGGTGCACGTCCGTCTGGAAGTGCTTGATGAAGGATTGAGGAATGGATGTCGACATGTGCGATTTCCGGGTAACCGGACTCCTTTGAAGGTGATGTCGCGTTGGGGGGGCGCCGTGCCCGGCGGTTGTGGCGGGCGCGCGCGGGCGCCGGCCGCCGCGGGGGGCGTCGGGTTCTGATCCGGGCCCGCGGCGCGCAAACGGATACGCGCCCCCTGGGTTGTCCGGGGTGGGGAAATGAAAGGTGAGGCGGCGGGCGGCCGGCCCGCGCGTCTCTTTACTTAACGAATTCGGCGCAGGCTTGACGAAGCAGGTTCAAGAACATTGCGACGACCGGCTCTCCGGGCGGGGCCTGCCTAACGAAGTCATTCATCGGCGCGTAAAAATGAAAGATGCTGGCCACTTCCGCGTCTCTGAGGCATTTCGAGATGACCGCACCGATGGCGTCTTCTGGGCGGATGTAGCTGATGGCATCTGCCAGTCCTTCCAGATAAACGGACCTTCCAGATAAACGGACTTGGCGTCGGCGGGATATTTTTCCACGTAGGTTCCCCGATCAACAAATTGAAAGGCGTTGAATTTGCCTTGCGCGTCGGCCAGGCTGCTGACCGCCGCCGCGCCGATAACCATGCCGACAATCAGTGAAACGAGGGGTTTCAT